GCCCGGTCCTTCGCCGTCGTCATCGACAACGGAAAACACGGTGCCGGCGGAATATCCAGCACCGCCAACCAGATCGGTGACGCCGGTCAATGAGCCCAATCCGGTCGCCGAGCTTAAGGTCAAGGTCGCCGCGGGCTCTGGCTGATCGAGCGAGAACCCGCAATCGACGCACCAGCAATCTTCAATATTGGCCCAAATCCGATTGTCCATCCGCTCGATGGTATAGGCGTTGCCATAGAGGCCGAAATTCCGCTGCGCGGCGATATAGAGGGCATCGACCGGCGGCTCCGTCACCGAGCAAACAGAGACGAACGCGCCCTGCGTGTCGTGCCGCGCCCAACCCGCCACCTGCTCCGGCTTGAGCCACGTCAAGGACAGCATCACGCCGTCGTTGCGCACCGCCCATAAAACCTTGTTCGGCTCGCGGCACCACGCATGCTCTAGAATCTCGAAGCCGACGAACAGATGCGAGGAATTGACCGTGATCTCCAAGGGCGTAGAGAGCGCATAAAGCTGGTACGGCAGGTCGAAATAAATCGATCCCTTCGACGACAGATAAATCACATCGTAGTCGATCTTGATCGGCGGCACGGTCGAGGAACAGCCGATTTCCGGCTGCGGCAGAGCGACCTGCGACGACGGCGAGATCGGCTGCACGTTGGTGGCGAAACTTCCCGCCCCGACCAGCAGCCAAACCGAATCGCCAGTAAGCACCAATAAGCCGCCGGCTGTGAGCACAGCGAACTGGATGCCGTTGACTTCCACTGCCCACGGGCTCCCCGTGATGGCGTCGCTGTCGATGGTCGGCGTGCGATAATCGAAATTGGTGAACGCGCCCGGCTGCGACATCCAATAGGTATCGGGATTGTTCAACGAGTTCGCGTAACCCCGCCGTTCCTGGAAATAGAACGGCACACCGGGATAGGTGCCGGATTCCGGGCCGATGCTGAGAGAGGCCGTTGCCGAACCGCCGCCCGTGACCACGATGCCGATGGTGTCGGTATCCTGATAATTCTCGCCGGGGTCCTCGATGATGTAACCGATCAATGCCGAAGAAATGATGATCGGCGTGAGCACCGCGCCGGACCCTGTCAGCGTGTTGATCGTGGTGACGACGCTGGTCACCGTGCCGGTCGAAACAATATCGGTCACCGCCAGAATCTGGCCGCGCGCAAACGGATTCTGGTGTGTCGGCGGCACTTGCGAGAAATCCGCGACGATATTCGGGTCCTGGAATTGCGTGCCGTAAGCCGAACCGGCATAACCGAACAGCGAACCGACCGGCGGCGACGCTTGGTAGGCCGGCGTCGCCTTGTAGATGTTATATTCGTTGACTCCGGTCGTCTCCGAAGGGTCCCAGGTGATGGTGATAAGGCCGGCCGTTGCTGCAATATCCACCGCCGAATCTATCTCGGCGATGTTGGACGCAATCGATTCCGTGCCGTCGTTCGGATTGACCGCCGTCACCACGTATTGATAGTCCCAACTGCCCGAAGTCGAATAGGCCGCCGCGGCGCCGCTCGGCGGCAACACCGTCGGATTCGGCACCACGGTCGTCAGCGTCCAGTCGTCGTCGCTGGCGCGATTGAGATCGAGCGGCGCATATTCCGCATTGGTGTCCTGATTGACCAAACAAACCGACATCACGTCGGCGGATTGGGTAAATTTCAGATAGTCCAAATCCTGTTCGGAGTACGGCGTCGCCAGTGTATAGATGCGCGAGATCGTGCCGCCCGCGGTCCATGCCGTGAGGATTGCGGTATTGATCGGATTGCCATAGACATCCGAGATCGCGAACGTCGTTCCGGTCAGCGCCGAAATGACAAAACTTTGATCGTTGAGTTGCGTCGGCCCCGGACTGTCGATACCCGCAAGCGCAACCCAATCGCCGTTGGCCAAGGCATTCGGCGTTGCCCAGGTGATGGTATAGGTGGCGCCGAGACCCGCGCCGGAGCTTGATGCCTGATTGGCGGGATTCGACGGCACGGCGGTATAATCGCCGGGATTGCTGACCGCCAATGTCAGCGGACCAAACAACGCGGTTTGGAAGGTCGCACCGCTGCCCGAGCCGGTCGTCGAACTCTGGATAAAGTTGCCGCCGCCGTTGTTGGTAAATGAGCCGCCCTGCGAGATCACAAAGCCGGTGATGACGCCGGTACTCACGGAAGTCACCGTCAGCACGGGAGCCAGCCCGACCGTCCCGCCGTTGCCGCCCAAGGTGATCTGGTCGCCGACCGCGTAACCGGCGCCGCCGAATTTCAAGGCCAGCGCCGCAAGCGTCGTGGTCAGAACCTGGAACTGCGCCGCCACCGACGAAGTTCCGCCGGCCGGCACGACGTAATCGCCTCGCGCATAGGAAGCCGTCACCGCGCCCAATCCCGCCGTGACGCTCATCGCCGTCGACAGGATCACATAGCTGACGACCCCTGGATCGGCCTGCGAGAGTCCCGTGATCGCGAACGGGCTTTCGGCAACGAAGCCGCCATCCGACACCACGCGCATGTAGAAATTGCCGAATTCCAGCGCCAGACCTTGATTGATCGAGAACTGGAACGGGACAAGCCGCGGCGGATAATTCCGCCCGGTCTGTTTGGAGAAGCCGCAGAACGCCGTTCCGGCACGCGAATAAAATCCGCCGCGATAGCCGACGAATCCGTTACGGCCCGTGGCCAGTGCCGTATGCAGGCGTGCCAAATCGAACCGGCCAAACATGGCCGGGGCGACTTCGCCGAACGTGAAAGCCGGATCGAGGAAGGCTGTCGAGATTTGTCTGCTCCGCTCACTGGTTCACGTTGCGGAAACCCTCGGCAACATCATAGGCGACAACCCAGATCGCCCACGTCGAAAACGCCAGCAGCATCCCCCACCAGCGCCAGCGTAATTCCTTGGCCGTTATCAGACAAAGCCCCGTGCAAAAGCACATGAAAAATACCGTCTCAAGATCGTGCCAGTAGGCCACCGCATCCGCATGCGTGATGGTGTCGAACATTGTTTGCTCCTGTCAAAACACCGCTCCGTTGGCGAGCGGCAATCCGTCCCAGCCGCCCCACAGGAGCCCCTGTGAGGTTTCGCCCCAGCCTTCGCCACCGACGCGGCCATAGCCGGCTTTTCTTCGTCGCAGCCAGTCCACCGCAATATCCGACGTGCTCGGGCCGCCCTCGTTCCCATCTGAAATCCGCGCTTGCTGCACGCTGTCTTTCGCAATCGCGATATTGGAGTTGCGCAGTTCCAGACCGAATTTTTTGTCCTTCGCGAGCGGCAGCGCGATGAACGATGCCAGATACGCAACCAGGGCAGCGCGAAACAGCGAGTCCCAATTCTGCGGATAAAGCATCAGGCGGGTATAGACGGCCGTGGCGTTCTGCGCGTTGGTCAAGATGACCGTTCGCCCTGCCGGCGAAACACCCTGCACGGCATCGAAGTCGGTATTGGGCGGCGACGGATAATTCTGGTCGGTCGCGATCAGGAACCGCGCCGGCCGCGTCGGCTGGCCCATGAAGCCTTGTTGCTGTCCCGAGGTCAGCGGCAGATTGCTGTTCGGCGGAACAATATTGCCGGACGGCGCGCCGGGATTCTGCGCCGCGTAATTCCACGGCAGGAAACGCACCTTCATTGCATCGATCGGATAGGCATACTCATACTGGAAAGGCGACAGCGGCACCACGGTCCCGACATTCGGCGTCGATCCTGTCGCGTCGGCGAGCAACAACAGCGGTGCGGTCGCTCGTGCAAAATCCCAATGCGCGGCGCGATGCAATTGACGAAGGCATTGCCAATAATGGCGAAGCACGACTTGCGCCGGGCGCGTACCCTCCTGCGCATCGCCGATAGTAAAATCAAGACCGGCGCAATCGATCGATTCGTTGATGACATCTTCCGGGTAGTTGCCGCTCATAGTTCAAGCGCCTCCTGCACCGCAGGCTTCGGCTTTTCGATGAACATATCCGGTTGCCGCGCGGCTCCTTCGATCCTGCGGCAAGCGATGTCAAAATACTTGGGTTCAATTTCGATGCCAATGAACCGGCGCCCAAGCTTAGCAGCGGCGATCCCCGTTGTGCCAGAACCCATGAAAGGATCCGCGATTATTTCGGCATCAGGAAACTGCTCAATGCACCACCGCATGAGAGCAACAGGTTTTTGATTCGGATGCACGCGTTGTCTAGAAATGTCGCCACTGTTCCAACGCGAATGAGCAGCCATGAGTGCCGCAGATTGGTAATCCTGGAAGCACAGGACGCCATGCCCCTCCGAACACCACGCAATCTCGCCGTCGCTAAGGTATGAACCGAATCCCGCATCAGACCGCTTTACCCAGACAAGAACGCGCCCTCGGCGCAACTGCTCGGGAAAGTGGTTGAAGCCCTACAGGATGCACTTTTTATATTTCAAAAACGGAGCGGCGTCGAACGGGAAGTCGTCACCATAAATAGTGACGCCGTAATGCTTTGATTTAGCCCCACGCGACGGCCTCATGTTACCGCGCGTCACCTTGCCGTCCCAACGCATGCCGTAGGGAGGATCGGTCACCACCGCATCGATCTCAACGCAACTCGGCAATATCTCCCGGCAATCCCCGAGATAAAGCGTGACGCCTTCGGCTAAGGTTTCAATTCGACTCATCCCTGTTCGGCCTCCGCCACCATCTGCGCGTTGGCCGCATCGGGTACGATCAGCTTGAGCATTTCGGGGTTGAACGAAGGTGCCAGCACTTTCGCCAATTCCTCGCACAACGCTTCGGTAAACCCGGAGTCCCAGGTCGACGGATCGGTGACCTGCCCGGTATAGGTCAAAAGCGCACCCGGCACGTTGCAGGCGATGGCTTTTTGTGGCGGATTAAAGGAATTGTCGTTGAAATCTTTATAGATGACAGGGCGCGGGTCCATTTCGGGAAGTAGAAACGGCGTGGGTTTGAGCGAACGAATTTTGATGCAGTCGGAAGGATAAGCATACTCGAACAGATAAGGAAGCGGGGGATTCACTGCCGGATTCCAGACCGTCGGCGGAATATAACCATAACCGCCGCCCGGAAGCGCAGGGGCTGATTTCAAAAGAGTGAGCGTGACGTTTCGTTCGGCAAATTGCCAATTATAGGAATCGTCGCGCAATAATTGGTCGCGCGCCTGGCCATAAAGATCGAGCGCCTTGTTGGCCGCGGCCGACCCTTCGTAGATCGAACCAATGCGGAGTTTATAACCAATGCGCCCCAGCGCATTGTTGATGAGGTCTTCCGGAGCAGTGAGGGTTGGGCCAGCCATCAGCCTTTCCTCGTCTCGGCGATTTGCTCGAATGAGCCGGAGGTCTGAATGAACAGGCCCGCCGTATCGGGCTTGCCGGCAAGCGCCGTCGATAGCTCGGACGCGAGCAAACGAACGACGGCCTCGCGAAACAGCACGTCCCACGTCGCCTCGGTCGGCACGTTGTTGTAGTTGGCGAGCGCGGCGGCGAGACTCGTCCAGATGACTTTTATCTGGACCAAGGCAATCAGATTATTGGCAACCGTCCAGCGAATTGGCGTCGGATTGTTCGGATCGGCAAGAGCGGCGGGAAGAAGTTGCCAGACTTCGACGCCATTGCCCGGATAAACATATTCGAGCGTGTAGCGCGGATCGAGCGGGGTATTGCCGGAGAGCGCGAGAGCAACGGTGCTGCGGGCAAAATCCCAGCCGAATTCCTTGGCGACGCTATCGACGCACGGTTCGTAGAGTTCCTGGAGCGCAAGACCGGCGGTCGAATCGTCAAATCCGGGGGCGCCCGCCGAAACGAGTTGCTGGTTCCCGCCCATGAGATACAGGGCCTGGTTCGCAACATCTTGGCTCGTGATCGCCATGGCTATCCGCTTTCACCATGACTCTAGCCGATTCGGCTGTAAAGACCGGGATGGATGTTGTCGTTGGCGGGCTCCAGAAAGCCCATGATTTCTTCGAGGACTTCGGTGGCGCTGTCGGTATTGGTGGATGGAATTGAGCCCGTTCCGCTCGCGCCGGAATAGCCGCCCT